CCAACTGTATTTAAGTTAACATTCTTAGATACTCTTTGATTCATATTTCCATTTATTTGTGTTGACTTATCACTTCCAATCTCTTTAGCTTCATTACCAGCAATCTTTTGTACTACATCTCCTCTTACTGTTTGTATGTAATCTCCATCTATCTCTTCTATCTTGTTTCCTTTGATAAGTGTTCTAACATCACCGTTGATAGTAATATTAACATTACCTTTTACAAACATATCCTTTTCACCAAAGATAACCTCGTAATCATTTCCAACTACTTTAGTCATTCTATCGCCACTTGGTTGTATCTCAAAGAATGTTCCTTTTTTGTGATACATCTGTATGCGCTCAGCATTAGGTGTATCATCTACTTCAAATACATGACCTGCTTCTGTAAACCACACATGATTTAACGGATATGATGATGCTGGAACATTAGGTGGATAGTTGTCTCCTTGTCCTCCAAATCTTGGATGAGGCTCTCTCCACTCTGTTCTTTTATAAAAATTATCTTCTTTATCTACTAGTACACTTGGTACCTTAGATGCTTTTGCTGAATAAATTGTACCTAAATTTTCTTTATTTGTTCTTTTAGAAGTCATATGATTATGACTTTCAGCATTTGGTCTAGCTAATCTTGATACAGATGATTCTCCTATCTCAGAAATACCAGGGTCATTTAACGGATATACCTCATTTCTAGAATCAGAAAATCCTCTATCTCCTGGTAATTCTGAAGGTTTTCCTGCAAGTGTTCCTATAACTAATGGTGTTTGAAATTCATTTTCATCTAAAAATACTCCATATACCCATGTCCCTTCTACTATTCCAGTAGGCGATCTTCCTATTCCACTTATTGAAGCTGATGTAACAGGCTGCACTACCATTGCCCATGGAAGATCATTTATAGGTAGTGCAGAGTTGTCTTCTGTATGAACAGAATATACTCTTACTTTTACTCTACCTAATTCTTCTGGATCGTTTCTATCTTCAACGACTCCTATGAAGTTTCTAAAATTAGTAAATGCTCCTGATCCTGTTTGCATTATTGTTTCACCACTATATTGTTTTCTAAGTTATCTGAATTAGCTTTGTAGCTTTCTTTTACACAATCCACATCACATGTATACTGTCCACCAGTCATATTGTGATTTACATTAGTTATTAAATATTTACCAGTAATCCTTGGCTCTTGTCCTTTTTCTTCTGTTTTACCAGAAAGCTCTAACATGTTTAAATCCAATACCTTACCTATTGAGAGATTTGAGTTTCCTGGTACAGTTAGCTGTAAATTTACTTGGCTTAGGCAATCTTGATAAAACCTTCTTCTTGGAATAAGCTCCATTCTTTTATCATCTACACCAGCATTGTTAATCCATTTAGTACTATTAATTGTGTTTAAGTGTTCATCTATTAATGCTTTTGAGTCTAAAGACATAGCTACATCATCTAAATGTTCAAACGTAATAAAGTCTTCCTTAACTTTTACTTCATTAGAATTAATTCTTTGATTTATCAAGTCTATCTCTCTCACAGCATTAGCATAAGCTCCACTCATTATTTTTTGCATAATATCTTTATTACTTGGTAACTCAATATCTGTTATTGCATACTGAGGGTTTGTATCCTTTACTAACGATGTAGGAGTATACTTGTATTCTAATGGTTTTTCTCTTTCTTCAGATATAACTCTTTCAATGTTTTTAAAATTATATCCATCTATGTTTTCATAAAAACAGAATACAGATGCTCTAAACTTTGAATCATATGCTCTTCTGCAAAGAAACGTGAATGACTCAAAAGGGGTCATTCCTGGAATAATATAAGTATACTGTCCTGTAGTTTCATGTAAATGAAGTTTCTTATCAGATCCTAATTTGTCAAAAATATTTTGTACTGCTTTATGAATAGGACATTTAAAAGATTGGTTTATATCCATTGAAGATTGTTTTATTGTCTCTGCAGACATTGCCTTCAAAGAATAAATCTTTACATCATTCTTTTCTTTATCAATAGTTTTATCTATTCTGTAAATTCTAAAGTGATGAGTACGTTCTGGATCGTCCTCTCCTGTACTTGCAAATGAAATCTTAAATGTTTCTGTTCCGTCAAATTCAACAATATCTAAAGAACCAGATGCATCCATTATTACAAGTTCACATCTTATTTCTTCAAAATTAAGAGATTCCTGTATAGCAGTTATTGCAACTGCTTGGGTTACATCTACTTCACCATGTGAGTGTTTGATCTTTATTGAGTCTAATAACTCGTAATCATTGACTACAAATCCGTCTGCCATTATCCATTCTCTATCATCGTTTCTCTAAGTATCTCAAAAGCCTTTGATGCTACTCTTTTATCAATAAGTTTTATATCACGTTTTGCTTCGTTTTGCTCTAGCTCATATTCATATTGTCTTACAGCAGTATAGTTTCCTGTTTGTCCGTATAATTTACTCCATGTATATGTGCCTGAATCATAACTGTCTTTAGAAATAATTGTTCCTTTTGTGTTATGTTTGTAATGTACTATGTTAGTTGTTATTGTTGTATTCTTAGCATTTTCTACTGAACCATATTTGTCAATAATATAGTCTTTAAATTGATTTGAAGTTAATGGCCAATCATAATATGGATCAACTATATTATTTACTAAGAAAATTAGCCAAACAAAATTAACATCTCCATAATAGAAGTCTGCTATTTGATCTGGTCTCTCACCATCTACAATCGTATAGTCATATATTAATGTTGGGTTGTTTAATAGTTTAGTTTTGATAGCTGGTCTGGTCATAAGGTTTCTTGCTACCTTAGAGCCATATTCAATACTTGGAATGTTATTAAAATATCCTTTAGCCATTAGTTATTCCTATAATTCGTTACTCTCATAATCTTCAGCAGTCCATATTTCTGTCTCTTGGAAAGTTATAGATAAATCTATTCTTGTTGGTGCTTTGGTTCCTGCAAAGAATAAGTTTTCTCCTTCCGGTTGATAGTTGACGTCCATACCTGTTATAGCACTTCTCTTAAAGTAGTGAAGATACTCACCTACTCCTTCGTAATATAAATCAACTTGATCTGGATAGTTTAAGAAGTGATTCAAGTTATTCATATCTGATTGCTGTCTTGGATGTGAATGCTCTCTTATCTTGTTAAGTATATTAAAGAGCTGTTTTGATTCGTCTGCAGTTGAAGGAGCTAGTTTCCATTGTAACGTAAATGTTTTTAAGTCTACGTTTTTAAATAAAAGTACAACGTGAGGATTAACTACATTACCAAAAGCCTGGTCAGCAGCTCCGCCTACACCCATACCTACTTCATTGATAGCTGCTCTTGTTGCTCCACCTGCTGTTTCTAATAATCCTTTAACTGCATCTTCTCCAGTTAACTTTACTGGATCCAATTTTGCTGCTCTTTCGGCAGCATTAGCAGCTGATGCTACTGCACCTAATAATGATCCACCAACAATACCTAATTCATCTTGGTTATACTTTACACCAATCTTATCTGTTATACCTTGACCAGGAATAGGTAATGCAATAGATGTAATGACGTCTGTATTTGGCTGTCCACCTTTTCCTGCCAATCTAAACTTTACAAAGTTCATTATGAACTGATGTGTTCCTAAGTCTGATGGAAATTGCATAATTTGTATAGCCTTATTTGCAGCTGCTCTAGCCGAAGTAGGCAATATCTTGCCAGTCTCTCGTCTTCCAGACCTTATTGGCTTATCGTTTTCGTTGCTAAACATGTGTTCTCTCTAATAAATACCTTTATGGCTTATTCAGGAAAATTTGTTGCGCGCAATCCCAAAAAATATAAAGGTGATCCTAATAATATTATTTATAGAAGTTTGTGGGAGCTCAAGCTAATGAAATACCTAGATTCTCATACTCAGATAGTAAACTGGTCTTCTGAAGAGTTTTGTATACCATACAGAAGTCCTATTGATAGAAGAATGCATAGATATTTTCCAGATTTCTGGGTAGAGAAAGAGAATGGGGAGCAGTTAGTTATAGAAGTAAAACCAAAACAGCACTTAGTTCCTCCTAAAAAAGGTAAGAGACAAACAGTAAAATATTTAAGAGAGATGAGAACATTTGCAGTAAATCAAAGAAAATTTGAAGTTGCAGAAGAGTTCTGTAATAATAGAGGCATGAAGTTTATGATAATGACACAAGATGATCTTGGAGTAATAGGATAATGCCAGCATACTTTTTCCAAAGAGCTATAGAAATGACATCGGAAGAATTCGACTTTGAATTCAAGTCAATGAAAGAAATGTATAAAAAGTTTGAAGGTGATCCTATCAAACGACTGAGAGAGATTGGAGAAGAGGAAGCTAGAAACAGTCCTAACCAATTATTGCAAAGTGCAGGAAGGACTAAAAGACTTTTACCTGGTAGGATGTATATGTTTAATTATAGAAATCCTATATCAAAAGCTACTGCAGATTATTATGACATGTATCCTGTTGTATTAGTTATGAACGTATATGAACAAAAAGATTATTTTCAAGGACTTAACTTTCATTACTTGCCTCCAATCTATAGAGCTGAGTTAATGGATCAGTTGTTTAATTATGTTATAAACTCTGGTACAACGGGTGATGAGTTAGCTACAACTATTAGAGCGAGATTAGAAAGAAGAGTTAATTATGACTTTATGAAAAAGAGAAGAAATCTAATGTCGTTTAAACCAATGTTCAAAAGATATAATATGCAAAGAGTTGTCGGACAATATCTATATGTTCCTCCTAAAGCATGGGACTTTATTATGATGATGCCACTCGCACGATTTAGGAAAGCTGGCATAAATAGAATATACAGAGACTCTTTAACAGAGAGAAGAAAAAGAAATCAATAATGGCAAAGATAGCAGACATAGCAAAAAATCTATTTAACTTAGGCAAGGGTATTGGTCTTGAGAAACCTCGTGAAGGTAATCAAAAAGAATTTAACCTAGATAAGTTCAAATCAGAACTACAAGCATCAAACAGCTTGATGAGAGCTAATAGATATGTCGTTACTATATATCCAGGACCTGGATGGACATGGGCGGGTAGTGAGACTCCTCGATCATTAACTTTTTTCTGTGATGCTGTTAACATGCCTGGTGTTACACTTAACCCAGCAGATATATCAAGACTTGGAGTTGGTCCTTATGATAGAAGACCAGGTAGATTATTACCATCAGAAATCTCTGCGAGTTTTATGTTAGATCAAAATGGAAGAAATCTTAACTTCTTTCAAACATGGATTTACAATATTGTAAACATGGATGCTACTAAACCAGGCGGTGAAAAAGGAGAAGAAGCTGGTGGTGCTCAATTTGGTGAACAGTTTTATAGAGACAATTACATTTGTAAGATGGACATTACGACTTATGATGTCTCAGCTAATAAGATTCTTACTTTAACAGCTCATGAAGTATGGCCTAGTGTATTAGGTGATGTTACTATGGGTTGGGCACAAAACGATGAGTTTGCTAGAGTCCAAGTAAACTTTCAGTTAAGATATTGGACTACAGATTTACAAGAAGGACCTGGGCCTGCTACTGATAGGGCACTTGGTGGTTTTGAAAGATTGATTAGATTAGGTACTGCTGGTACTTCATTAATCTCTTCTATGAAGACTCCTAACAATGTAGGAGACGCTATAAATATAATCAGTAATGCACAAACTTTCCTAGGAACACTTGGCGGAAAGAACAATTAATAATGGAGAAATATAATGGCTTTACCAAAAATTGATACGCCTACATTTGATTACACATTACCAATATCTAATATAGATATAACATTTAGACCTTTTCTAGTAAAGGAAGAGAAGCTATTGTTAGTTGGTAAAGAGGCAGACGTTGCTGCACAAATTAAAGCAATGAAGCAAATTATCAAAAATGTAGTTATTAGCCCAGAAGATTTAGATGTTGAGGAACTTCCTTCTGTGGATTTAGAAATGTTGTTTATTCAACTTAGATCAAAGTCTATTCAAAATATTGTAGAATTGCAATATAGAGATAGAGAAGATAATGAGGTATATAAATTTAATATAGACCTTGATGAGTTGACCCCAACAACTTATGATAACCATGTAAATGAAGTTGTCTTAGATGATAAGATTACAGTTGAGTTAAGAGACCCTACTATGGGAATTATGACTAAAGCTGGAATGACTCTAGGAGACGCAGAGATTGAAAATGAAGAAATTTTTAAACTCATTGCAGGTTGTTTGGTTAAAGTATATGATGAAGATAACGTATATGATGACTTTACCAAGAAAGAAGCACTAGATTTTATAAAGAGTTTTGATATACAAAGGTTCGAAAAGTTAAAAGAATTCTTTGATACTTTACCAAGACTTACTTATGAACTCAATTATAAAAACAAAGAAGGTAATGATAGAAAGATCGTACTTAATGGAGTAGGCGATTTTTTTTAATGTTGCTGAGCCATAATTCGCTCGCAAACTACTACCAAACTGTTTTTGCACTGGTTCAGCATCATAAATATAGTATAACAGAAATTGAAAGTTTGATACCCTATGAAAGGGATATTTACGTTGCTATGTTACAAGAATGGCTTCAGAAGGAAAAAGAGCGACATGAAGCCCAACAACAGAAAATGAATAGGAGTTTCAAATAATGGCTGAAGAGGTTAAAGAAAAAAATTTCCATCCAGCAGATACAAATGGTGATGGAAAAGTATCTAAAGAAGAACATGATATGTACTTGGAGTTCAAAAGAAAAGAACTCGAAGATGCAGACGCTATGCGTGATGCTCAAAGACAGATGGCATGGTATTCATTATATGGAATGCTACTCTATCCAGTAATGGTAGTAGGTTCTAATATATTTGGATTAGAAGATGGTGCTAAAATATTAGGTGATATGGCTGGTGTATACTTTATTGCAGTAGCTGGTATTGTGGCAGCATTCTTTGGTGCTCAGGCTTTAGGTAAAAAATAATGGCACTCAATGTCGAGGTT